TGATTTACTTATCAATGGGAGACCTGCGTTAAAATTCAGAGTTATTCAAAAACAACAAGAGAATATAAGTGAAAATAAAATAGTACTTAGAGTTCCAGGTGATATTAAAGGGTTGTATCGTTTATTTAAGAAAAATAAAAAACAATTATATATCGTGGGTGGTGCAGTTCGAGATGCAATACTTGGTACGAGTCCAAAAGATTTTGATTTAGCAACTGATGCAAAACCTGACGAAGTATTGGCAATTGCAAAACAAGGTGGATTCAAAACATATGAGGTTGGTAAATCCTTTGGTGTAGTGGTAGTGGGTGGACATGAGATTGCAACCTTTAGAAAGGACATAGGTAGTGGTAGGAGACCCACAGCCGTAGACTTTTCAGATATACAGGGTGATGTTAACCGCAGAGACTTAACAATTAATTCTTTATTCTATGATATAGAAAAAAATCAAGTAGTAGATTTAACTGGTGGATTAAAAGATTTAAAGGCAAAAATTGTAAAAACTGTCGGTAATCCAAAAAGAAGATTTGATGAGGACCCATTAAGAAAGTTACGAGCATTGAGATTTCAAGCTGTTATTGGTGGTAAGATGGATAAAGAAACAGAAATTGCTCTAATGAAGAATCCAAATTTAAAGGGTGTGAGTGGTGAGAGAATTAAAGAAGAGTTTGTAAAGGCTATCCAAAAAGGAAAATCATCAAAACAATTTATGGAATCGTGTGATAAGTTTGGATTTACAAAACAAATTTTCCCACGATTAAATATAACAAAACCTTATCCAAATGTCAAGGATCATATTTTATTTTTATCATTAATTTTAAGAAAGAATGATGTAACTAAGTTAGGTAAAATTTTAAATTCATTAAAGTATAGTGCTAAAGAAAGTAATAACATTCAGTTCTTAGTTTATCTGAATAACTTTAAACCAGAAAATATTTATATGGTTAAAAAAGCACAAGAGAAAACTTCCTTATCACCGAAACAAATTATGGAGTACGGTAAGATGATTGGAAAAGATTTTAAAAAATTATCATCATTTAACTTATCCGTTAAGGGTGGTGGACAAGAATTTGTTGGATTGAAAGGTAAACAGATTGGTGATAGGATTAGAGATTTAGAAAAGAAAAAGTTTTTAGGTGAAAGTACCGATAAGGCAAAGTTGTATAAACTTTATACACAGGCCATGAAAATGATGCCCCACAGTCCAGCTCAAAAGAAAATTCGTAAGGAAATTGATAAGTTGAGAAAGAAACTTAAAATGAAAAATGAGTTTGCAATTCCATCACCAAGTAGAAAAGGTATTAATAAAAACAAAACTGATAGAATGAGTGGATATAAAAAGGTAGATGAAATAGCAGTTCGTAAGAAACCTAAAACATTCAGAGATATTTATAACGCTATTCCAAGTGATTTAAAGAAACGAGTTATGAACCTTAAAAACTTTGACCAACGAAGAGATGCTCACCCAGAGGGTAATGTTTTAAAACATACCATTGCTGTAACTAATAGAGCATTAAAAACTGGTGATATAGATTTTGCTTTATCAGCATTGTTTCACGATATAGGAAAAGATTCAACTGCAAAGATACATCCAAAGAAAGGTTTCTGGACACATTATGGACACGAGAAAGTTTCTGCTCAACTTGTATTGAAACACAAAAAGTGGATACAATCATTGGGTGGTGATGTTGATGATATTCATTACATAGTAAAGAATCATATGAGAATGAAAGTATTTGATAAGATGAGATGGCACAAACAAGACAAGATGAGGAAAGATAAAGCATTTGGTAAGTTACAGAAGTTCACCACATTTGATAAAGGTGGTAGAGGTATAAGTGATGGTAAAATACTTGAGAAAACGCTTGACTTATATATGGAAAATGTTGTATATTCCAGTATGGAAGATTGGGATACTACGAACATTTCCGAACAAAAGATTAAAAAGGTAGTGGGTATTTATGGTGGACGGTTTCAACCGTTTGGGCCACACCATTTGAAAACCTTTAAGTGGTTACAATCCAAAGTGGATGATGCGTATATTGCAACATCTAACATAAAAAAGTTACCACGACACCCAATGAATTTTGCGGAAAAGGCAAGACACATGGCAATGATGGGAGTACCAAAAAACAAAATTGTTTTTGAGAAAATCCCATTGGTTGCAAAAACTATACTTAAAAAGTATGACCCAAAAACGACTGCCGTAGTTTATATTTTTGGTAAGAAAGATGCAGGTAGATTAAAGGGTGGGAAGAAAACTGATGGTGGTTTAACTTATTTTCAAGATTATAAAAAGAATATACGAAATCTAAAAGGGCATGAGGAACATGGTTATTATTTAGTTGCCCCACATATTAGTATGAGCATAGGTGGGAAAGAGGTTTCAGGTACTTCCATGAGAAATATTTTAGGTAGTCCAAAACTTGATGATAAGACACGACCAAAAGTATTTAAAAAGTTATTTGGATATTATAACAAAGGTGTATACCAAATGATGAATAATAAATTCAAAAAGTTATTTGAATTTTATAATAAACCATCAGTAAAAGATATAATAAAAGAAGTAAGTGCACTTGGAGCTCACTTTGATGCGGGTATATTAGATGATGAGGGATTATATGATTTCTTTAATTCATTTGATGATTATAAAAGAGTATCACCAAAACATGCAGAAATTTTAGGATGGGAAGTAATTGGTGATATTGTAAATTATAATAGAGCAACCGACCCAGCTTATGAATTTCAATATGTACAAGATAGGGTGGATACTGTAACTTTTGGAAAAACAATAAACCAAGATACAAAAAATACTGATAGTGTGAGTAACCCATTTCCAAAGTATAAAAAACACATGCAACAAATGGCAGATAAAATGGGTTGGGAAATAATTAAATTCTTTGGTAATAATAAACACAATAAGATGAAAGATTCACATACCTTTGATATGAAAGATACCAAAAAAGGTGTGAAAAAAATTAAAAATTTACAAGATCAAATAGATATAACAAACGATACAAAGGAGTTACTACTTATGGGCGGAGCCTACGGACATATGAGTCATCCATTCGATGATAATAATCTTACATTTTCAGACTTGAAACAGATAGTTATTAATGGGTTAGGTGGAACACTGGATAGAGAAGATGGAGTTACAGAAAAACTTGATGGACAAAACTTAATGGTTAGTTGGGTTGATGGTAAGTTAAGAGCAGCTCGTAACAAAGGGCATTTAAAAAATCATGGTAAAACTGCACCAACCACGAGTGGAATAAAATCTATGTTTAGTGGTAGAGGTGAGATTGAAAAGGCTTTTGTAGGTGCGATGAAAAATTTAGAAAAAGCCATTGGAAGTTTAAATGATAAACAAAAAGATAAAGTTTTTGGAAATGGTAAAAGGTGGATGAACTTAGAGGTTATGTATCCAGCAACAGCAAATGTAGTTGATTATGATATTGCAGAAATAGTATTTCATGGTACATTAGAATATGATGAAAGTGGAAAACCCATTGGACAACCAAAAGATAGTGCTAGAATGTTACAAGGTATGATTAAACAAATGAATCAACATATACAATCAATGTTTAGAATAGGAAAACCAAATTTTCTTACTGTACCCAAACATCAAAATTTTGGTAAGATGAAAAATAAATTTTTAGGACAATTGAAGAAATTACAATCACAATATGCATTGAAAGATAACAGTAGGTTGGGTGAATATCACGAAGCGTGGTGGAGAGAATATGTTTTTAATGCATCTAAACAATTTAAGGTTAGTTTAAAACCAAATCAGTTTGTTAGTTTGGTTAATAGATGGGCGTTTTTTGATAAGTCATATAAGATACGAGATATTAAAAAAGATTATAAAGATAGTCCTAAATTTTTAGATTGGATACTAAGTACGGATAAGATGGATCACCAAAATATTTTTAAACAAAATATAAAACCATTTGAAATATTATTCTTTGGTGTTGGTGCAGAAATATTAAAAAATATAAGTGGGTGGATGGCAGCTTCACCAAGTGCTACCACACAAAAACTGAGAAAAGATGTTATCAAGGCATTCAAGGATTTACAGAGCGGTGGTAATGTAAATAAATTAAAGAAATTAAAAATACAAATTGAGAAACTACACGCAATCGGTGGATTAGATGCGATAGTTCCAAGTGAAGGTATCGTTTTCAAGTATAAAGGAAAGATATATAAATTTACTGGCGCATTCGCTCCAATCAATCAGATACTCGGTAGTTTGAAATTTGGATAGGAGTTACAATGGCAGGGTATAGTAAAGAGGCAGTAAGACAGAATGAAGTATTAAAAGATTTATTATCAGGTAAGGAACATAAAAAATCTTATGTACAAGTAGGTTACGAGGGCAAGGTAGAAGATAAAGGTGGGGAAACTCGCCAAGGTAAGATGACAGATATTATGAAAGATATTAGGATGCCTTGGTTTTGTCCATCTTGTAAAAAAACAATGAAGAAAAAACTTGATAATAAGTTTTGGAGAATTGCTGGACATTGTTTTGATTGTCAAGTTGAGATGGAAAATAAACTTCGTATGAGTGGGAATTATGAAGAATATGCTAAGAAGAAAATTAATGAGAATAAAAAATCATATTTAAAAGATTTAAAACAGAGTATTGATGAGTTTGAAAATACAGGTGGTAAGGTAGAGTTTTTCAATAGTGTAGGTGTAGTCGATATTGAACTTGAAAAAGAAAAGTGGGAAATGGGAGAAGACCAATTCAGTGCAGTTGTTGAAGAGGCTCGAGCATATATAACTAAATTAGAAGAGGCTATAGATGAAGAATCAACGGAACTTGATCCTACCTGAGGATTTGGTTATTGAGATAATGGGGATGGTTGCTCAGTTGGGTAATGTTGCTGCAGAGTATCATATGAAAATTAATAATAGTGAGACTGAAGAAGTAACGAGAGTATATAGAAAGATTTTAAAAAAGTTGATGGATTTAACAGAACACGATAAAACTGGATATTTATCATTAGAAGAAATTTGTAATGAATATGGTATAAGACTACCAAACAAGGGAGATCACAATGGGAATCATTGATTGGATTCTTGAACTATTTTTTGGCGAAAAGAAAAAAGAAGAAGTCAAAAAGTTAGACAAGGCAATAAAGGTAAAAGAGACTGAAAATAAAGAACTTGAAAAACAAGTTACAGTACTTGAATCTAAGAAAAAAGTTAACAAAAAAGAAGTGGCAACACTTAAACGGAAGGTAACTACTACAAAGAAACATATTGTTGAAGCTAAGAAAGCTGTTGAATTTGATGACAGCGACGAAGCTTTAAAATATTTGAAGAAATTTTCCAAGTAGTATATATTTATATACATGAGATATATTATATACATATTACTATTAGTTGGAGTTCTTTATGGACAAGATACTAAAGATGAAAAAATGTACAACATACCTGCATCACAGGTAACAGATTGGGCAAATAAACTTAAACAATACGAAGTATCGGATAGTTTACAAACAAGTTTAATTTCAGATTTAGAACTTCAAGTTAAAAAGTTAGAAGAAAATTCTACTTTAGATTCTTTGATAATTTCAACGAGAGTACATCAAATTGATTTATTAAAAGAAACTACTGAACTTTATAAAGAGAAAGTAAAAGTTGTCAAACCTAAATGGCATGAGAACAAATGGTTATGGTTTACTTATGGAGTAGTGGCCACTTCAACATCAGTTTGGTTGACAGGTCAGCTAGTAGGCGAATAATGGCACAACAAATAAAAGAAGTAATTAAACAAGAGTATGTAAAATGTGCTCAAGATCCTGCATATTTTATGAAGAAGTATTGTGTGATACAACATCCAATACAAGGAAAAATACCATTTGATTTATATGATTTTCAAGAAAAAACAATTAATGAATTTCAAGAAAATAGATTTAATATACTATTAAAGGCAAGACAACTTGGTATCAGTACATTAACTGCTGGATATTCTTTATGGTTGATGACATTTCATCAAGACAAGAATGTGTTGGTTATTGCTACGAAACAAGATGTGGCAAAGAATTTAGTAACAAAGGTTCGTGTTATGCACGCAAATCTACCGAGTTGGTTGAAACAAAAATGTGTAGAGGATAACAAGTTGAATCTACGATATATGAATGGTTCACAGATTAAGGCAGTTTCTTCAGGACCTGAAGCAGCTCGTTCCGAAGCATTATCATTATTGATACTTGACGAGGCAGCATTCATTGATAAGATTGATGAGATATGGACTGCTTCACAACAGACATTGACAACGGGCGGTAGTTGTATTGCACTCTCTACACCAAATGGTGTTGGTAATTGGTTTCATAAAAATTGGGTTGAGGCTGAAGAAGGTAGAGGTATGTTTAATTTTGTCAAACTTCATTGGACGGTACATCCAGATAGAACTCAAGAGTGGAGAGATGAACAAGATACATTGTTAGGATTACAAAGTGCAGCTCAAGAGTGTGATTGTGATTTCTTAACATCAGGTACTTCTGTGATTGATGCATTGATATTAGATAAATGTAGAGAAACTCAAGTGAAAGAACCAGTTGAAAAGAGAGGGATTGATAGTAATTGTTGGATATGGGAACCGCCTAATTATACAAAAACTTATGTGGTAACGGCAGATGTTGGTCGTGGTGATGCAGCAGACTATAGTGCATTTCATGTTATTGATGTAGAAAAAGTAGAACAGGTGGCAGAGTATAAAGGTAGAGTTCCTACTAAGGATTTTGGTAATATGTTGGTTAGTATTGCAACAGAATATAACGATGCTTTACTAATTATAGAAAACAATAACATTGGTTGGGCAACCATCCAACAAGTAATAGATAGGGATTATCCTAATCTATTTTATA